AAAATCCAAACTCCAAATGGATTTGAATTATTTTCTGGAATGCGTAGATTGGAAAAAAAATCACATTATGTTATCACATTGTCGTCAGGTAAGAAAATAAAATGTTCAGAAACTCACCCATTTATGTGTAGAATTGGTTTGGTAGAAGCTAATGCATTAACAGAGGGTATGGAGTTGTGGGGGTTTTGTGATAAAATTCACGTTGTGTCAATTGAAAAAATTGAAAAATCTATAATACTTTATGATGTTTTAGAGGTTGATAATGGAAATATATTTGTTGTTGATGACATTGTATCCCACAATTGTTCATTCGTTTCATCTGGTAATTCAGTAGTTGATCTTGAAATACTTAAATGGTATCAAGAAGAACAAATTAAAGATCCAATTTCAAAAGAATATCATGATCAAAACTATTGGCGTTGGGAATATCCAGACTTCACACGAACTTACACGGTATGTGCCGACGTTGCTCGTGGAGATGGTGAAGATTACTCCACATTTCATGTGCTTGATATTGAAAGGAATGTTCAAGTTGCAGAATACAGGGGTAAAATTGAAACAACCGAATTTGGAAACTTGTTAGTACAAGTTGCAACTGAATGGAATAATGCGTTGCTTATCATTGAAAATGGAACTATTGGGTGGGCTACTATCCAACGGGTAATAGACCGAAATTACCAAAATCTATTTTACATGAATGAGGACATGAAATATATTGATCCAAACGAACATATCACAAACAAGTGGAATGCTCGTGAGAAAAGAGCTACAGCTGGATTTACAATGTCAGTGAGAACACGTCCATTAATTATTTCAAAACTTGATTTGTATTTTCGTGATAAGGATGTAACCATTCATTCTATGAGAACCATAAATGAGTTAATGACATTCATATGGCACAACGGAAAGGCACAAGCCGCCAAAGGTTATAATGATGACTTGACAATGGCACTTGGAATTGGATTGTGGGTTAGAGATACCGCTTTAGTTTTGAAACAACATGGTATTGATATGCAAAGGACTGCATTAGATCACATGGGAAAATCAAAGTTTAATGAAGGTGGGGTATATTCAACAGGAACATACAACCGAAATGGGTCAGGATACCCAGCAAAAGATCCATATACTCAGAATTTTGGAAATGGAATATCTGAGGACTTACGTTGGTTGTTAAAATAATTTCTGCATATATTTATTTACATGGCGATTGAAGATTTAGTTAGAAAAATAATTCAGGAAGAAATAGAAAATATATTTGAAAATTCTATTGCAACTGGCAAAGCATTGGCTCAGGCAAAAGAAAAATTATCAAATGAAACTGAAAATTTTGAAGACGAACAAGATGCTGTTAAAAAAACACAAGCAGAATTAAAAAAGTTACAAGCACAAAAAGAAGTGTATAAAAAAGCAGCTGACCATGTTGGTGAGTTGGAAAAAGAAACAAATATGAATATGGCAAAGGCCAAGCAAAAGTTAAAAATTGCTGTTGCTGCCAAACAGGATTCCCAAAGTGAACAGGGAAGCTTGAACATAGGAATATAAAGGTTATGGCAGAATATTACATTTATAATATAAAAAATGAAAAGAATGGAAAACTTTACATCGGAAGTTCCATGCAACTCAAACGGAGATGGATAACTCATAGAAGTGAATTGAAACGGAATATACATCCAAATGAACATTTGCAGAGATCATATAATAAACATGGAAAAGATGTTTTTGTATACTCGATAATACAATCAGGCATAAACGACAAATTGGAATGTAAAAATTGTGAAGATCATTTTATTGAAAAATTTAACACGTTGAATAATTCACATGGATATAATAAAGCATATTCAAATTTTGAGTCATCTCCAATGTTAGAATCTGTGAAATTGAAAATTTCAAAATCATTGAAAAATAATAAATCAATTTGCAAATCAGTCATCCAATATGACATACACACCGGCAAAAAGATAAAAACATGGATATCAGCGTCGGATGTTGCTAGGGAATTATTTAATGGAAAATGTCAGTCTAATATATCAGCATGTTGTCGTGGCAAATGTATCGCTGTTAAGGGATTTGGATTTTGTTTTGAGTCTGAATTTGATTGTCGTATGATAGATCCAACATACAAACAAGTAAAACATTCACATAATAGAGAAACCAAAATCAAACAAATATTTAAATCTGGAAAAGAAAATGTATATAATTCAATAAAAGAAGCAATAGAAGCCACTGGATTTTCATATAAAGTGATATCAAGATGTGTCGCTGGTCATAGAAAGTTGGCATACAATTGCAAGTGGGAATATCTAAAGGGAATATAATATGGCAGATTTAAGCGTATTTAAGAGATTGCAAAAACTTTTCTCAACTGATGTAATTGTTAGAAATATAGGCGGGAAAAAATTGAAAGTGGTTGATACCAACCGAATTCAATATGCAACTGATAGAAATTCACTGCGAGATCGTTTTAATAGACTCCGCAGTTCAACATACAACTTGCACAATAGAGATATGTCAATGGCATATCAAGCTAGCAGGTTAGAGTTGTTTAGGGACTACGACACAATGGATATGGACCCGATTCTAGCGTCTGCCTTGGACATCTACGCTGATGAATGCGTCGGGGAGAATGAGATGGGTGACGTTTTAACCATTCAATCGGATGACGAAAACATCAAAGCGATATTAGAAAATCTATTTTATGAGATTCTAAACATTGAATTTAACTTATGGTCTTGGACTCGTAACATGCCGGTGAAATTTGATTCTATAATTCCATTGTTAGATGGGCGTAATATAACCATCAAGGAGTTATCAGAAGAAATAAAATCAGGAAAAGAAATATGGGTATATTCATGTCAAGACGGAACAAATAAAACTGTTCCCGGAAAAGTCGTGTGGTGTGATAAAAACTATACATCTGAAAAAATAGTTCAAATTGAATTGGATGATGATTCTATTTTAGAGTGTTCTCCCGAACACCCATTTATTCTAAGGGATGGGACTGAAGTTAGAGCCGACGAACTTATGGAATCTGATAGCTTGATGCCTTTTTATAGAAAATTAAGTGAAAAGAAAAACAAGTGTGATCTTGATAAATATGAAATGATATTATCAAATGAATCAAATGAATATGACTTTACACACCGAATCGTTGCAAATGAACTCAATGTTAAATCATATGGAGAACCTGAAGTAATCCACCATGTAGATTTTAACAAATATAACAATGAACCGGCAAATCTTCAAAAAATGGATTTCTTTGAACATAAAAAGTTTCATGCTGACCATTGTAAGGCTGTGTTACACACTCCCGAAGTTACTAAGAAACGATTGGATTCTTTGCAGAAATATTTACGGTCAGATAGTAGAAAGAAACGACTATCTGATGAAATGAGAGGAAAACGAATAAAGTATTTTGATGAATATAATGCATCACCTCTACATTCAACACACAATAAAATACGGTCAGACGTAAAACGTAATATGTGGAAAGACCCAAAAAAGAGAAAAGCTTATTGTGAAAACATGAAAAATAAATGGAATGACAAACTTGAAGATATTCTCCAGATTGAAATTTCAAAAGTAAGTCGTGGAGAAAGAGGGGCAATCAACCATGATGAATTGTTACAATCGTTAAAAAATAACAATAATTTTATATCTGAGTGGGAATCTGTTAATTCCAGAGAGTTTAAACGACTTCCGTCTAGGGCAAAAGACGGACAGAGAAACCACAAAGTCAAAAGCGTCTCAGTTATTGCGGAGAAATCGGACGTGTATTGCATGACGGTTGTGGGTCCGAATGGTGAAAGGGATAGGCATAATTTTGCAATATTAGGTAAAAACAAAGATGGCACTTTCAATGAAAACAGTGGAGTATTTACCAAAAATTGTAAATATGGTGATTTTTTCCTCAAAATGGAAATCTCACCTGAATATGGTGTTTATTCAGTTGAACCGTTGAGTGCATATGAAGTAACACGTATAGAGGGAATTGACCCTGAGAATAAGAATTATGTGAAATTTCAACATGATGGCGCTTACGGTGGAATGGAGTATGAAAATTATGAAGTTGCACATTTTAGATTAATTTCAGACTCAAACTTTTTGCCGTATGGCCGTAGTCAAATAGAACCAGCACGTCGTGTTTGGAAACAACTTTCATTAATGGAAGACGCTATGCTTATCCATCGTATTATGAGAGCACCTGAACGTCGGATTTTTTACGTTGACATTGGAAATATTCCACCAGCTGAGGTTGATACATACATGGAACGATTGATCAATAAAATGAAGAAGGTTCCATTTATTGATGAGAAAACCGGCGATTACAATTTGAGATTCAACCTTCAAAACATGAATGAGGATTTTTATATGCCTGTTCGTGGAGGTGATAGTGGAACTAAAATTGAAAATTTAGGAGGGCTTGATTGGACTGGAACTGAGGATTTGGAGTATATCAGAAATAAAATGATGGCTGCTTTAAAAATTCCAAAAGCATTTTTAGGTTACGATGAAACCATTTCAGGGAAAGCAACATTGGCAGCTGAAGATGTTAGATTTGCAAAAACGATTCAACGAATTCAAAAAATTATTGCATCTGAATTGACCAAAATTGCCATTCTACACTTATACGTTCAAGGATACACAGACGCGTCAATGATCAATTTCGAATTGAGGTTGTCAAACCCATCAACGATTTTCAAACAAGAAAAGGTTGCACTATGGGGTGATATGATGAGTGTTGCTGGTGATATGATTGACAGAAAACTATTTTCAAAACGTCATGTATATGAACATTTGTTTGAATTGTCTCCGGATGAAACTGATAAAATTTCAAATGAAATCATTACAGATACCAAGGAATTATTTAGACTCAACACAATTGAGAATGAAGGAACTGACCCAGCTGCACAAGTGACTAAGGTTGCAACCGACGCTGAAGAAGAAGGCGGAGACGAATTTGGCGGCGGAGGTGACTTTGGTGGTGGAGACTTCGGTGGCGACATGGGTGGAGGCGATGAATTGTTTGAAGGAGATATTCCAACACCAGGTGAAGATAATAGACCAGAAGAAGTCAAAAAAGACCAAGACAATTTGAAAAAACCAACAACTACACAAGGATTGAGCGATCGTAGAAAAGATGCTGACACAAAAGATCTGGATATTTTAGGGAAACGAAGTCGGATTGTGAGAGGGAAAACCGAAGAACATGAAGACGATAGATTCAACAAAAGACCAAATTTTTCAATATCGGAAGAACTGGAAAATTTGAAAAAGAAGATTGGAAATACCTCAAAATCAAAGAAGTCTTTATTAGACGAAAATAATATTTTGAAAGATTAAAAAAAAGTTATATATTTATTATAAATAGTGGCGTCAAAAAAGAGTATGAATAAAATAAAGCATAGCAAATTTAAAAATACAGGAATTCTATTTGAATTGTTGATTCGACAGGTAACAGCGGATATTTTATCCGATTCCAATGAATCAAAAGCGAATAAAATTTTACAGAAATTTTTCAACGAGAATACCGAATTGGGGACTGAGTTGAAATTATATCAGTTGCTCATCAATGAGAAAGCAAAGGATTCAATTGGAGCAGATAGAACCATAGAAGCGATTCTAAGGGCACGTGGTAAAATATCAAACAAACGACTCCACGAACAAAAGTATAATCTAATCAAGACTATTAGAGAAAATTATCCGATTGATTCATTTTTACGAGGAAAAGTTTCAAATTACAAATTACATGCATCAATTTATAAATTATTTGAAGATTTTTGTAATGAGGGTAATTATGATCCAACTGAAGCATTACAGTCGAGACAAAGCATAACTGAGAATTTAATGGGTAATATATCATCCAATTCAGTTGTTCAAGATGAAAAAGATAAATTGATTGAGTATTACAAAAAACAAGAAAAAGATTTACAACTTCTTTCATATAAAATATTAGTTGATAATTTCAACAAAAAATATTCAAATCTGAATGAGAAACAAAAAACTTTACTCAGAGAATATATCAACAACGTAAGCAATACAAATTCACTTAAAGGTTATATGGATAGTGAAGTTCCAATTGTAAAAAGTGAAATTAAAAAATTGTCTGAGAATATATCAGATTCGGTTGTGAAAATCAAATTGAATGAAACTTGTCGCCAACTTGATAAAATTACAAATGGGAAGATAGCTAAAGACTCCCATGTTACTTCTTTACTTTTGTCTTACGAATTGATCAAAGAATTAAAGAACGTAACAAAAAATGGATAAAACCGAGTTAAAAAATTTAATAAAAGAATTCATACGAGAAGAACTTGATGAAATTTCTACAACAGGCGCAACACCTGGTTACAACACTCCGAACGCTTTTTCAGGTAAAAGTGTAAAATGGAGAGGTGGAGACCTTGGCGCCAACAGTATGCCTCATCCCGAAGAACGCAAACGGAAAGAGGTTGACGATGAAGATCCTGGAAATTTATCAGAAGCATACTCAAAATACAAACGATTTAAAGAGAGTAACACTTACAAAAAACACAATTCTAAAGTGTCGTTCTTGGCAATGGAAATTAAGAAAATGCTTAAAGAAGTTGATTATCTGGTCAAAATTAGCAATAAATTAAAAAATGAAGCTGATATTTCTCCTGACAATTTGTGGAAACGTACAACGAGAGATTTACAGGAAATTGGAATGTATTCAAAAAAAATCTCTCAAAATATACAAGGATTAACCCGATGAAATTAAGAGATTTAATGAATGAAACTATGCTTCGTGAAGAACCAAGCATAAACAGCACAATAAAATTTGATGTTGGAAAAGAAATTGAAGACATGAAACAAGCAATTTTGAAATACGAACAATCAGCGTTTGACCAAACAACACAAACATTAAGACGTAAACTTGTGGGGAATCACATTGATGGGAAAAACGGATTGATTGAAGTGACGGATGTATTTGTTAAACAATCCGAGGAAGGCGATCATGAATATACAGCGTATGTGAAAACAAGCGACGGTAAGACAATTGGATTGCCAAATCAAATCAACATACAAAATGATAATGATGCTCCAGTTACCTCGGTAACTCAGAATACAGCTCAACCAAGTAACACCTCACCACATAAAGTTACACAATTTTAACGCCATTGTATATTTATAAGCATGAATAAAAGTTTGTTAGTTGATTATATCCCATTTGAGGTTCCTAGAGGGATGCTTCAGGAATCTATAAAAAGTGGAATGCCCCTTGAAGTAAAGGGAATTCTTCAACGCTCGGATGCGAAAAATCACAATGGACGAGTATACCCTCATCAAATTTTAATGAGAGAGGCACAAAACTACACGGAGAATTTCATTAACGAAAATCGTGCTTATGGTGAACTTGATCATCCTGATTCATCGGTGGTTGAATTGAAAAATGCATGTCACATGATAACCGAGATGCATTGGGAAGGTAAAGACCTTGTAGGAACATGTAAAATTTTATCAACTCCAGCAGGAAATATTTTGAAAGAAATTCTTGCCTGTGGAGGTAGACTTGGAATATCAAGTCGTGGATTGGGTTCAGTAAAAGAATTACATGAAGCAGATGGACCTGTAGTTATGGTTCAAGAAGATTTTGAATTGATTGGATTCGACTTCGTTAGCAACCCAAGCACCCACGGTGCTTTTATGATGATGCAAGAAGGAAAAAGAACAATCAACGAATCAGTACAATCACAAATACAAAATAACCCTTTTAGAAAAACTGAATTATTAGTCAGAGACATTTTAAATCAGATAGGATAATTATGAACGACGAATTAGAAAAAATCATTAAAACAATTTCAACAAACGCCTCTTCTGGACGTTTACTATTTGAAGCTGAAGATCCATTGGCAGCTGGAGGTGAAGAAGAAGATCCTTTAGCTGGAGGCGAAGAAGGTGAAGAAGATCCATTAGGCGGAGACGCGGGAGGGGAAGACCCTTTTGGTGGAGAAGACATGATGGGTGGAGAAGAAACAGCTGAAGATGATCCAGAAGCGGAAAAAATTGACGCTGAAGCTGAAACAGCAAAAGCAGAGGCTGAAGCAGCCAAAGCAGAAGCAGATGCAGCTAAAGCCGAAGCTGACCAAGAAAAGTCAGAAGC